TCAGAACATATTGTTAAAAAAGCAGGTGAAGAAGGTACTCAAGTACATGAAATGATTGAAGAGTATTTAAACGGAAAAGAACTTAACTTTTTATCCCCAAGTGGAACTCCATTATTTAATCCAGATGTATGGCAAATGTTTTTACGTTTTGTAGATTTTTGGGAAGAATATAAGCCAACATTAATTGAAGCCGAGGTACATTTATTTTCAGATGAAATAAAAGTAGCAGGTACTTGTGATATGGTTTGCGAAATTAATGGTGAAATTTGGATTATTGACTTTAAAACATCAAATCACTTACAAACAACATATGATTTACAAACTGCAATTTATGGTAAATGCTATGAAGAATGTTTTGGTAAAAAAGCAGATCGTTACGGAATTTTATGGTTAAAATCAAGCAAACGTAAAGGTGCTAAAGATAAAATACAAGGTAAAGGATGGGAAATGTATGAATCATCTCGTACACAAGAGGAAAATATTGATATTTTCTTAACAGTTAAAAAATTATTTGATTTAGAAAACCCTACTCATTCACCAATATTTACTGAATTTAAAACTAGCGTTAAGCGAGAGTTGTAATATGTATAATTATGATAAGTCTTATCCAATTATTAAAGGAAGTGCAAGATAGTCCTAAAGCTATTATATTAGCGGGAGCACCAGGATCTGGAAAAGGAACTATTTTAAGAGATTTAAACTTAAGTAAATTTAAAATTCTTAACATTGATGATACTATAGCAGCTTTATCAAAACAAGATCAATTTACACTAGACCAAAAAACAGCAGATTCCGAAGATAGAAGTAAATTTATGTCGGCAATGCAAACTGCTGCAAAACAATTAAAAACTCAAGATTTACCTCAAACTATATTAAATAAAGAATCATTTATTTTAGATGGTACTGCTTCATCCTCAAACCAAACATTAAAACTAAAATCTCAACTTGAAGAAGCGGGATATAAGGTAATGATGTTATATGTTTATACTGAACTAGAAACATCTTTAAAACGCAATGAAGAACGATTTGAAAAATCAGGTGGAGAAGATAGAAGTTTACTTCCTGGTGCGGTGTTAGGAACATGGCTTATGGTAGCTAAAAATTTTCCTTTATATCAACAATTATTTGGTAATAACTTTGTATCTGTATCCAATACGGGTAATGAAGAAACATTAAAAGACATTGAACAAATTATCCAAAAGTATGTTACCCCATTTGATCCAAAAGATCCAAAACAAAAAACTGAAAAAGAACAAGAAAAATCTAATAAATTAAAAGAAAAATTAAATATAGAAATTCAAAATTTCCTTGATTCTAATCTAGCTCAAAATATTATAAACTCCTCTGTTTCCAAAGAAGAAGCTCAATCTAAAATAAATGAATTCATTAGTTAAATCACTTATATTTCCACTTTTAGAATCTGAACAAAAAGGTGTTGCTTTAATCCCTGGTGGATTTAAACCTCCAACTATAGGACATTTTGTATTAGTTGATGAAGTAGCACAAAATCCAAATTTTAATAAAGTAATTGTTTTAATAGGCCATAAAGTAAGAGATGGTGTAACTAAAGAAGAAAGTTTAGCAGTATGGGATATCTATAAAAAATATCTTCCATCTAACGTTGAAATTAAAATCTCAGATAACTCTTCACCTATTTCAGATATTAGCTCACTTATAAAAAACAACCCAGACACTTATTTTTATCCAGTAGTTGGTATTAGAGGTGAAATGGATTTATTGGATATAAAACGATTTGATAGTTTAGAAGGTAAATATCCTAACTTTAAAACAATAGTAATTAAAACAGAAGAAGGAGAAGATCGAGTTAGTGGAACAAAAACAAGAGCTGCTTTAATTAGTGGAGAAAAAGAAACATTTCAATTATATCTCCCAACTAAATTATCACAAGAAGAAAAAGATGGGATTTGGTCTATTTTAACTAAAACCCCACTAAATGAAATAAAGTATGCTGAACCTAGCAAATTTGATTATCCAAAACACCTAAAAGCACTTACCGAATTTATGTTAGATAAGGGAATGAATATTAAACCTTTACCTAAAGTAAAATTTGTAGAAGATGATGTTGAAAACGCTAGGAATTTTTTCGGTAAAACGGCGTATTATGATCGGAATCAACGCGTTATAGTACTTTATACAATGAATCGTCATCCAAAAGACATTATGCGTTCATTTGCGCACGAAATGATTCACCACATGCAAAACTGTGAAAATCGTTTAAATGGCATTTCTACTCAAGACACAAACGAAGAAGGTGATTTACCTAAAATTGAAAGAGAAGCATATGAAAAAGGAAATATGACTTTCCGCAATTGGACAGATACATTAACTGAAGGTGTATTTGAAGATAGAATTGAATGTGATAATTGTGGATGGAGTTGGAAAATAAAAGATGGTGGAGATGACTTATATGTTTGTCATAAATGTGAACATGATAATACACCTAAACAATTAAACGAAGAAACAGAAGAGGATAATGGTACTTTATTATATGAAAGCATATTTGAACCAGATATAAACATATTAGTTGCTTTTGGAAATTATGAAAATTATAAAATTTTAAAACCTTTATTTAATAAATATGGATATGGCTTTTACTCCCCAGAAGATAAAACAATAATTCTTAATGGTGAACGTTTTATAAATTCCAATTTAGATTTTAATGATTTAAAATTTGTTGAAGCACACGAAATAACTCATTTACTCTTAGGACATACAGGACCATATTCTGAAGAAGATGAAATGGATGCTGATTTAGGAGCATATATTTTATTAAAAAATAAAAAGTTATCAACAGATAGACTTGTAAACGAATTTGAAAATAGACATGGTGTACCATTTACTGAAGAATTACTTAAACGAGTAAAAAATAGGTTGTAAATTTATTAAAATTAATACATGAAAAAAATACCAACTTTACTTGACTTATATGAGGCAATCAAACCATACACTATATATTGTGATATGGATGGTGTGCTTTGTGATTTTGATCAAGGATATGAAAAGCTAACAGGAGAATCTACAGATGAAGCTAATGCTAAAGGTAAATCTTATTTTTGGAAACTTTTTAGAGAAAGCGTTGGAGAAAATGAAAAAGATTTTTGGGCTAACTTACCATGGCAACCCGGAGGAGAAGAACTTTGGAATTACATTAAATCTTCTTCCCCAAATATTCTATCAGCACCCGCAGTAGATTTTAATTTACCTCAAGATCAACAATTAAATCCTGAATTTAATCAAGCTATTCAAGGTAAAAAAGAATGGATTTCTAAACACCTTAATGGTGTAAATAAAGAAATATTTGTTCCTGCTCTTCAAAAATCAACATTTGCAACATTAAAGCATATACTTATAGACGATATGCAAAAAAATATAGATGCTTGGAGGGCAGCTGGTGGTAAAGCAATTTTACATACTTCTACTCCAAAAACAATAGAAGCTCTTAAAAAATACAATTTATAAATGTCAGATTCAGTTTTAAAAAAAGAATTCCAAAAAAGAGACGTTGAACGTTTACGTAACCTTGTTAAAGGTAAATATGGAGACAAAACAACTGTTGGAATAGGTTATAGTAAAACTCCTGAAGGAGAACATAAAGAAGGTGACATTTGGAAATCAGATGGTAAAGAATGGACTATCAAAGATGGTTTAAAAGAAAATATTACTAAATTAGATAAATTTAAAAATCTATCTATTCCTATATTTTGTCCAAAATGTAAACAAAACATGGACAAACAATTAGACATACACTATTTTAAATCTTATGGTGAATGTTTAGATTGTAGAGCTACAACAGAAACCCAACTAAAAGTATCTGGAAAGTGGGAAAATTATGTAAATCAAACATTTAATAAAGAAATTGATCTTCATGTAGAAGATTATAAAAGTTTCATAGATAATAAGTTATCAGAAAGTAATAATAGCTTTGTAACAGAAGCTGGTGATGTGCAAAAATGGGTCGGTGGGATTGATAAAGATCGTGCATTAAAGGCTATGGAAGAATCTATTAATTATTTAAATTCACTTAAAAAATGACAACAACTGTATTTACAACAATTTTAGTAGCATTAATAACTGCTGTACTAGGTCCTATTATAGTAGCTTGGTTTAAACTAAAAATGGAAAAAAAATCCCTAAATACTTTAATGTTTGATGCTCTTGAAACTTCAACTTTAGTAGATACTCAACTTGAAATTGTATTAGAGGAACTAGAATGTGATAGAGTATGGATTGCTCAATTCCATAACGGAGGTCATTTTTACCCTACAGGTAAATCTATTCAGAAATTTTCTATATTTTACGAAGTAAATAAAGTTGGTATTTCTGGCATATCTCATGTATTTTCTAATATACCTTGTTCTTTATATCCTAAAGCATTTCAACACATGATGGAACACGGTGGTATTTTTATTCCTAATTTTAATGACCCAAAAGTTGCAACCTATGGATTAAAATCAGCAGCAGAATCAGTTGGAACTCAATCTTCTTATGTATTACCTTTATATACTTTAGATGATAAATACATTGGTACATTTGGTGTAGATTATGTTTCTAAGAAAAAGAGATTAACCAAAGATGAATGGGAACATTTACAAATTCAGGCAAGTAGAATTGCTGGATATTTATCATCATATTTAAACAAATAATTTTAACAAAACTTTAACAT